TTTGCTGTTAAGCGAGCAATCAACGATACTATTCGTTCACTAGGTTCTGCAATCTTTGCAGTGAAGACAACTACATTTACATTCAATGCAGCGGTGACGACATATGCGTTTACTGACCTTAATATCAAGAACATTCTCAGCATTACCTGGCAGTCTACTGGTCCATCGAAAGAATGGGTTCCAATCCGACGCTGGGATTTTGACGCCATCGCAGATGCTACAGCATTTGGTGCAGGAGCGCAGACAGTTACACTTGGCGAGTATCCAACACCAGGACGCACAGTCAAGGTTATCTATGCCACGGACCCAGAGGCGTTCACATCTAACACACAAGATTACGTAACAGTAACAGGACTCCCAGAGTCCACACGTGACGTCGTAGTATTGGGAGCAGCATACCGCTTGCTCACATTCCTAGACCCAGCACGAGCAGCACAAGTATCACCACAGGCGGACGAAACAGACGGCAAGCGACCATACGGTGCTTCGCAGTCAGCAACAAAGCAATTGTATGCTCTCTACACTCAGCGTCTTAACGAAGAGACAAAAGCGCAGCAAGCAAACTATCCAATTCGAGTACACTACGCCCGTCGATAAGGACAGACAATGACAACAAGAAAATACTCATCCCGTTCCCAGCAAACAACACTCACTGGTGGTCTCACCTCATCTGGTACTTCTGCAACAGTAGTATCAGGTACAGCACTACTTGGTGGTATCACAATCTCTTCTGGAGAGACATTTACTGTTGTCATTGACCCAGATACAGCAATTGAAGAAATTGTAGATGTTACTGCCGTCTCTACCAACACCCTAACAATCGTTCGTGGTGTTGATGGCTCGACTGGCCAGGCTCACTCAGCAGGTGCAGTTGTACGTCACATGGCAATTGGACGCGACTACCGCGAAGCCAACACACACATCGAGGCAAGCGCTGCAGTCCACGGATTGACAGGCATAGTAGTCGGCACGACTGATACACAGACTTTAACTAACAAGACAATCAATGCTGCAAGCAACACCATTACTGGTATCACATCAGCGATGATTACTGACGGCACAATTGTCAATGCAGATATCAACGCATCAGCGGCTATTGCCTATAGCAAGTTGGCTTTGACTGGCGCAATTGTGTCTGCCGATATCGCCAACGATACTATCGTCAATGCTGACATCAATACTGCTGCAGCCATTGCTGCTACCAAGATTGCAGGAACTGCTGTAACTCAGGCAGATACTGGCACAGTCACTAGCACAATGATTGCCGACGGCACTATCGTAAACGGTGACATCTCAGCGAGCGCGGCTATCGCCCGCACTAAGATTGCTAACCCAACTGCAGATGTATCTAATGGTGGTTACAAGTTGACTAACCTTGCTACACCTACAGATAGCACAGATGCTTCAACTAAGGGCTATGTAGATACAGCAGTTGCCAACCTTATTGATGGTGCACCTAGCACACTCGATACACTTAACGAGATTGCTGCTGCTCTTAACGACACAGCAAACTTTGCAGATACAGTAGTCCTCAAGACTGGCTCAACAATGAGCGGTGCTCTTGCTATGGGCAACAATAAGATTACAGGATTGGCTACACCTACAGTATCTACTGATGCTGCAACTAAGGGCTACATCGATACAGTGACAGTTGCACCTAGCAACCTGACTGGTCCTATCACATCTGTTGGCAGCGCAACTAGCGTTGCATCTCAGACAGGTACTGGCTCAACATTTGTAATGCAGGCAAGCCCAACTCTTACAACTCCAGTACTTGGCGTAGCAACTGCCACATCTATCAACGGCACAACAATCCCATCATCTAAGACACTCGTAGTTACAACAGATAAGTTATCAGCACTTGCTGCAACATCTTCATCTGAACTAGCAGGAGTTATCTCTGATGAGACAGGTTCAGGTGCTCTCGTCTTTGGCACAAGCCCTGCAATCTCTGATGCTAAGTTGACTCAGACAATCAACAGCCAGACTGGAACCTCGTATACTCTGGTTCTATCTGACCACGGCAAGTACATCACACTCTCTAATGCATCTGCAATTACTGTATCAATTCCAACTAACGCAACGGCTGCTATCCCAGTCGGAGCAAGCATCGACCTAATTCAAATCGGTGCAGGACAGGTGACAGTTCAGGCAGCATCATCTGGTACAACTACTGTCTACTCAACTGGTGCAACAGCGGCAGCACCTAAGACAAGAGTTCAGTACTCCGCTATTACTCTCAAAAAAATTGCAACCGATACTTGGCACGCAATTGGAGATATTGCCTAATGCAAAATAATGTCGGTATATATGCCTCGCAGATAAGCGGGCATCTCTGGGCTCCTAATGGAGCAATGGATGCGTTGGCTACTGTAACTGTTGGCTCAACTGCTTTAGCAACAATAACTTTTGCTGGAATACCTCAAGGTTATAGAAATTTAGAAATTAGAGCAATATCTCGCTGCACACAAGCAGCGGGAGGTTCTGATATGTGGATTCGTTTCAACGGAGATACTGGCTCTAACTACTCTTATCACCTTTTGCAGGGCAATGGTTCTAGCGCAGTTGCTGCATCTGGTTCGTCTCAAACATATATTCGCAATCAATCAACAGTAGATGGTTCTTATTCAAATATATTTCAGGCAAGTATATTTACGATAACTGACTATGCCAGCACATCGAAGAACAAAACCCTGCGTGGCTTAACTGGATTTGATGCTAACGGAGATGGTCACATCCGTGAACTATCTGGTGCTTGGTATAACTCTTCTAGTGCAATAACATCAATAGACATTATTGCAAATGGAACTACATTTTCACAGTACTCCCAGTTTGCTTTGTTTGGAGTTAAATAATGGCAACTAATACATACGTCGCACTACAGACTACAACTCTGACTGGCTCTGCATCTTCAGTTACATTCTCATCTATCCCACAGGGCTACACTGATTTAGTTTTAGTTATTCAAGCAAAGAACCTAACTGGTAACTCTGACGTTCAGATGCGCTTTAACTCAGACTCTGGCTCTAACTACTCAGCAACAATTCTTGGTGGAGATGGGTCAAGTGCATACTCTGCCCGACGCACAAACTCTACATCTGTTATCTGTAATTACTTTGACTTCCTTAACAGCACTACTGCAACTCAGTATAATATAAGCATTCAGAACTACAGCAACGCAACAACCTACAAGCCAGTGCTAGTACGCGCCAATAGAGCAGACCAGGCAACTGAGGCTATTGTTGGCATTTGGCGTGCAACGCCTGCTGCTATTACTCAAATTGATTTGACACCAAGTTCATCTTCATTTGCAACAGGCTCAACCTTTACTATCTATGGCATTGCTGCTGCTGCACCTTATGCTGCATCTGCAACTGGCGGAACAATTACCTATAGCGTAGAACACGTTTATCATACATTTACATCATCAGGAACATTTACTCCATCCACTGCACTGACTGCCGACGTGCTTGTCGTAGCAGGTGGAGGTGGAGGTGGATTTAACCTCGGCGGTGGTGGTGGAGCAGGTGGTCTTGTTTACTCAACAGTATCAATACCTGCCTCTGCTCAAACAATCACAGTTGGCGCTGCTGGCGCTGGTGGAATTTTATCCACTGGAACCAAAGCAACTAATGGAAGCAACTCAAGCATTGCCTCACTCGCTGTAGCAATCGGCGGTGGTGCAGGTGGTTCATCTGCCGAAGACAATCATTCATACCAAGATGGTGCATCTGGCGGTTCAGGTGGTGGTGGAACTGGTTATTACAGTAATGCAACCAACCCTGGTGGCGCTGGCACATCTGGTCAAGGCTACGCTGGTGGTTCTGGAACAGGAAACAAGACACCACCATACGGAAATGCCAACACTGGCGGTGGTGGCGGTGCAGGTGAAGCAGGAACCAACGGTGGAACTGTAAGTACTTGGGCTGGTGGTAAAGGTGGAAACGGACTTTACTACGATTCATTTGGTTCATTAACTGGCACTGGTCATAATACTAATGGTCACTACTACTACGCAGGCGGTGGTGGCGGTTCTGGTCTAAGTGGAACTACCCAGGCTGCTGGTGGATATGGCGGTGGTGGTATCGGTGGTGTTGATGGCGGAGCAGATTCATCTGCAGGAACTGCTAACACTGGCGGTGGTGGCGGCGGTTCACGAGGCAACGGCACTGATGGTAAGGCTGGTGGCTCAGGTATTGTAATTATTCGTTATGCTCGTTAAGGAGAAGTAAATGGCAACAACTGCTAACCACGTTCTACTTCGTAGAATCACTCTATCTGCATCTGCTTCTTCTGTCACCTTTGACTCAATTCCTCAAACTGGTTATACTGATTTGAAGTTGGTTCATAGCAGTAAGACTTCAAGTGGTGACAGTAATGCTAATGACCCAATCAATCTATCGTTTAATGGTTCTTCTTCCAATTTTACTGGAAGAATGATTTATGGAGTTGGCTCTTCGGCTGGTTCTGGAACCAATAGTTATTACGGTGGACTATCGAATAGTTCTGGAAGTAATACTACAAATGTATTTGCTAACTCAGAAATTTATATTCCCAACTATACCTCTAATGTCGCAAAATCTTTTTCTGCAGAAGGAGTATCTGAGGCAAATCAAACTGCAGCAATCTCAGTAATGACTGCTGGTCTATGGAACCCAGGGACACAGGCTGCAATTACTTCTATTACATTGACTCCAGCAGTCGGTCCAAACTTTGTAGCAGGTTCGTCATTCTCGCTCTACGGTATAGCAGATGTAAACACTACACCTAAGTCAGCACCTAAGGCTGATGGCGGAGACATCATCAAGACTGATGGCACATACTGGTATCACGCATTCCTATCTTCTGGAACATTCAAACCTCAGGTTAATCTGACTGCTGATGTACTAGTAGTAGCGGGCGGTGGAGGAGGAGGCTCCCTTGATGGTGGTGGAGGTGGCGCTGGTGGCGTCTTCTATGCTTCTTCTCAAACTCTTTCAACAACAAATTATACCTGCACTGTCGGAGCAGGTGGTAATGGAGCGACAAGTATCGCGGCGACGAATGGTGTCAATTCTATATTTGGAGCATTAACTGCGGCAGTTGGTGGTGGTTCTGGTGGTGGTTACAATGGAACTTCTACTGTTGGTAGCAATGGTGGTTCTGGTGGTGGAGGTGGCTATGACGCTGCTGCTGGAGGTTCTGGAACTTCTGGTCAAGGAAACTCAGGCGGTTCTGGCTATGTAGTTACTGCAACAAAAGCCGCTGGTGGTGGAGGTGGTGGTGCAAGCGCATCAGGAACTAGCGCTACTTCAACTTATGCTGGTAACGGCGGTAACGGAGTTAGCACATATTCTTCTTGGGGATTAGCAACTAATACAGGACAAAACGTATCAAGTACTTACTACTACGCAGGCGGTGGTGGAGGCGGTGGTGACAACCGTGGAACATCAGCAGGTGGTGCTGGATATGGAGGTGGAGCCACTGGAAGCATATCTTCAACAGCACCTGCTGGAACTGCCAATACTGGCGGAGGCGGTGGTGGCGGTGGGTACAACGGCTCTAGCCAAAATGGCGGTAACGGTGGTTCAGGAATTATTATTGTTAGATATCCAGTATAGGAGATATAGATGGCACACTTTGCAGAAGTAGATGAGAACAATATCGTAACTCGTGTTCTTGTTGTTCCTGATGACCAAGAGTATCGTGGCGAAGAATATCTTCGTGACGAACTTGGTCTAGGTGGACGATGGATTCAGACAAGTTACAACAACCGCATACGTATGAACTATGCTGGAGTTGGCTATACCTATGACCCAGTTGAAGACTGGTTTGTAGCACCTCAGCCTTATCCATCTTGGATTCTAACTCGCGCAGCACAATGGGTTGCACCAGTCAAATATCCAACTGATGGACTTATGTACAAATGGAATGAAGACATTACAGATTGGGAAGTAATTAACTATGACAACTAAGCCAATGAAGTTGGTAGTCGACCTATCTACTGGAACACAGGAGTACATTGAGTTGACACCAGAGGAAATCAACGAGCGTGAGATTGCAGGCATTGAAGCCGCAACTCGTGCAGAAGAAGAGGCTGCTGCCAAGGCTGCACTTGATGCACTCAAGGCATCTGCTAAGGCTAAGTTAGTAGCAGGTCAGAAGTTGACCGAAGAAGAAGCAGCAACAATCGTTCTTTAATTCCTATGTAGTGGAGGTGTCCCTTGGCGGGTCGTGATATAACCGAGGGTAGAAGTACCCGTGCCGTAGCAGTTGATATTGGCGTAGTCTCTTCTACCGCAGTATGGCAAAATACTGATATAGCCTATGATGTCGCTCTTGGCGGACTCCCATTCATCTACGCGATTAGTGATGAACGTCCGTACATTCGTCAGACTGCACCATTCCGTAAGGACCAGTTTGATAACGGAAGCGAACCAGGTGAGCAATCGCTAACTGGTTGGTGGATTCGTTCACAGATGTCATTCCACTCAGGTTCAGGAATCAAGTTCTTTGACCCTGCAACCACCGATGAGAATGGCCACTACCGTTTTGCTGAATCCAAAGGCGTAGATATTTGGACTAAGGGCCAGGCTACGCTACTCAAGTCTTGCACCGAGGGTCACATTACTACTGGTGCTCTAGCAACCAACGGAACACCTAATCAGCACTTGCGCTCTATCAAGTGGAACAGCACATCTGGCGTACTGCTTCACGACGAGTACGACGTTGATAAGATTCCAGTTGATGACCCAGATAACCCAATTCACTTTATTGATTACAACTCTGGCACTGATTCAAAGGTATATGCCATCTGCGATGACGGAGCAACAGCGTACTGGATTACCAATACAGCAACAAAGAAGACAGTATACAAGAAGGCTCTAACTCTTACCAGCAGCGACGCCAATACATTCATGTTTGACGAGATTGGCACGGTCTCCAACGCTGTAATGGAATACGTCAAAGACCGTATTGTAATGTGTGCGGACAACAAGGTGTATGAGTTCTCTGGCTCTGCTGGCGCTATGCCAACTGCAGTCTATACTCACCCAGTCACCTCACATGTGTACACATCTATCACTGCATCTGGACCAGCAATCTACGCTGCAGGATACAATGGTATTCAGTCTACAATTCAGAAGTTCACACTCACATCTGCTGGTGTGATGCCAACTCTCACATCAGCCACAACTGCTGCAGAATTACCAGTTGGCGAGATTGTACATAAGATTTACTACTATCTTGGCTTTATGCTAATTGGGACCAATAAGGGCATCCGTGCTGGCCTAGTGTCAGACCAGGATGGCTCAATCAACTATGGTCCACTTATCGTAGAGACAGACCAGCCATGCTACGACTTTGCAGCGCGCAATCACTATATATGGTGCGCTACATCAGTTGATGGCGAGCCTGGAGTAATCCGACTTGACCTTTCTAATGAGGTAGAAGAGTTGCGCTTTGCTTGGGCAAATGACCTTTACATGGAAGGTGTTACTGGTCATCAGACTACCGCGTGCGCTTTTGCTGACGGTACAAATAGACTTACATTCTGTACTGCAAATAACGGAACTAGCGATGGATATATCTACGTAGAAGATGCATCAACGTTACGCACAAGTGGATTCATTACCACAGGCAATATCCGCTATGGAACTCTTGAGCCTAAGAACTTCAAGCGTCTTCTAGGCCGCGGTGATTTCTCCTACGGTTCAATGACTCTTGAGACAGTAGATAAGAATGGGGTTGAGTATGACCACATCTCGTACGACTCTGGCGTATCGCCAATTGAAGTAGGTACATCAAATCCTGCTACCGCACAAGAGTATGTAGCGTTCAAGTTTCTCCTAAATAGGGATGCAACGGATACAACCAAGGGTCCAGTATTCAAGGGATACCAGGCCAAGGCTACTATTGCTACACCTCGCCAGCGAGTCATTCGATTCCCAGTATACATCTACGATGTAGAGACCGACCACTTCGATGTCATGATTGGCTACGAAGGTAGAGCACTAGAAAGATTGCAAGCACTAGAAGACATTGAGGAGTCAGGCGACGTTGTAACGTGGCAGGACTTGACTACAAAAGAATCAAGGCAGGCAGTAATTGAACAAATCTCATTCACCCGTTTGACCCCACCAGATAAGAGTTTCAACGGCTTTGGTGGTGTCGCTGATATTACAATTAGGACCGTATAGTGGACATCGAGCAGATACTGGCAATCGCAGCACTTTTAGGCATAGTGCTTGGAATTATGCGATGGGTTATTCGCAATGAGGTCCGTGAGGTTGCTAACGACACACGGGAGATTAAGCATGAAGTAACCCCTAACAGTGGGTCATCAATGAATGACTATGTTAAGAAGGAGATACTTCCCCTCCTCAAGGAGATGCGAGCAGACCAGATTGAGATTAAGGTAAATGTAGGGACACTCGAAGGAAAGTTCGAGCAACACATTAGGGAGCACAATGAATGAAGAAATACGCAAAGACGGCGACGCCTGCTGCCAAATCAATCTTGAGACAAGCAACAGCGTTGAAGCCAAAGCGCAAGAAAGCCTCAGATGGCTTACTCCCGTCTGCGGCACATCGTGCTGCAAGCCCTAACTCAGACCACGATACAGGGTTTGCTGCTGACCTAACACACGACCCAGTAAATGGGATTGATTGCTTTGAATTATTCGAAAAACTGCGTGATGACAAGCGCGTAAAGTATCTCATCTTTCATGGGAAGATTTGGTCTTTCAAGAATGGTGAGTATCGCTATACTGGAGTAAATCAGCATAACAAGCACCTGCATATATCAATCAAGGAAGACTGTGGCAATGACACATCACCTTGGTTCCCATGGCTAGGTAAGCCAAAGACAGTAAACACTATCAAATCAAAGGTAGGTAAACTACCAAAGAAGGTGGCAAAATGAAGTTCAAGATTACAGAAAAGCATAAGAAGGCTTTCAAGTCCTATCTCCGTGCAGTAGCAGCATCTGCTGTTGTAATGGGCGTAGCGCTACTCACAGATATGGCTCCTCAGTATGCCATCCTCATCGGTGCAGTGGCTGGTCCAGCCCTTAAATGGGCAGATAAGTCTGAAAAGGACTTCGGACTAGGCTCCAAATAACCTTATTCTAGGGCCATAGCAGGCCCATAGAGACAAGAAACCCCCCAACTGTAGGTATTAACCTATGGAAGGGGGGTCTTTTGTCGTTTCTAAAGGGTCGGGTGCTAAGTAAGGGATAATTGATTCCACGCTGGTATTGCCTGCAGACTCACAGCCCAGTTGTTTATACTCGTAGCACCCTATCTGATATGTACGTCCCACTACCCATGGTAGAGGGTATCAGAATTCTACTTTAGTTCTTTATGAGTCTTATTTACAAATTCTAGAGCCAATTCGAAAGAGTCAAACTGTCGCTCTAGTTTGTCCGCTCTACCATTGTCATAGAAATTGAGTTTAACCCAATATGTAGCAGAACCAGAAGTCTCGATATTTATGGCCCATCGCTTTGTTGAATTGCACATATTATCCTCTTTCAATTTAAATGTAGTATAGTATTGTTCAATTGTATCATTCACTAATTTATCGTAAGCAAGTTTTACCCTATCGTTCACTAACGGTGGAGTATAACTTTGAGTAGTGACTGTTTGCGTGTATGGTATCACACTTTCTCCATACTGTCTGCACTTCCAATCATGGACACATGCGTAGGATTTAGGCCTACCCACATCGTCTAACTTAGGGTTATCAATCCTGTACTTTTCCCCGCAGTAGACGCATCTATAGTTTGCACTAATCCTGCATCTCCTCTTCGATGTAATCCCAGAAGTCTTCGTACTGCTTGCCACGGATGCGAGCACGGATATCGTAGTAGATTGCTTCGAGTAGGTAGAATACTGCCACACCAATAGTGGCCGCTAGTGCTGTTTCTAGAAATGACATAGTACTCCTTAGATATATATATATATATATTATATATAATATTATATAAGGCCGAAGGCCTTTATATCATATATAATTACTTACATAATCAAGTATACTCAAAGATATCCAATTGTCAATTATCTAATACTGGACAACTGGCAACTGGTCTGCTACCTTTCTCGCATGTCAATTGAACTAGAAGAATATACACTACCTGAGCATATCTCATACTCGGCATTCACGACATTTTTAACCTGTGGATACCAGTACTACCTCGGCCGACTCCTCAACAAGGAAGAAGCCCCTTCTGTCTGGTCCGTTGGAGGGTCAGCATTCCACCTAGCCTGTGAGAACTACGATAAGGAGAATTCATGACAGACGAAGAAATTTGCAAGCAACTCATCGATTTGGCTAAGACAGAGGAGCAGATACGTTACCTCACCCGTGAAAGTGACACAGTTAAGGACACCAAAATTGCCACGTATCAGCGTGACTTGGGTGAACTCCAACGCAGGGCTGATGACGCACGAGCAGCACAGCGCACTGCGGAAGAAATGCTGGATAGATTTATCGACAAACTCCTAAAGAAAGCGACTACCTATGAATCAGACTGTTGCTAACCAACTATGGGAAGACGCGTGGGTCAAAGCCAAGGGTGATACAGACCTAACCAATGCCCGTGTCGGTGGTCGTGAGACCAAGGCTAACCCTAACAAGGAAGACGTAGTCTTCTGGAATACGGCAGGACCTAGATGGGTTGATGGCTACATTGCATGGCGCAACGCTAACCCTAACTGGCAAATCTGGACAGCACCTGACGGTAACAAGGGTATCGAACTATCGCTTACCCCAATCGTCAAGGGTGTGCAAGTCAAGATGATTATCGACCGTGTGTTCTACGATATAGCCACAGGCGAACTTATCATCGTCGACCTCAAGACTTCACAGAAGACCCCATCTAGTAATCTCCAACTTGCATTCTACAAACTAGGTCTAGAGCAGACCTTTGGTATAGAAATCAAGTGGGGTACGTACTACATGGCTCGCGGTAACAACGTTTCAGAGATGGTAGACCTGTCTGAGTACACCTTGGACAAGATGGAGTACCTCATCGAAACATTTGACAAAGCCAGAAAGGCTGCGTTATTCTTGCCCAACACAAACAGTTGTCAGTACATGTGTGGACTTACACAGTATTGCCAATTCTCGATTAAGAAGGATATCTAATGGCCGAAGACTGGAAACTACAAGTATCGTACAAGACACCATCAGGTGACATGATTAACGTACGTGCTCAATCAGCAGACGAACTCAGCGTACTACTTGAGGGAATTGGTGACTACTCTCATCAAGTCGCTTCCGTACAGCGTTTGATTGTAGGTGCTTACGGAGCACTCCCTTTAGCGACATCGCCTTCAACTCAAGGCACGCCGCCATCCACCTCCTCCGTTCCACCCCAGGCGAACACTCCATCCGCTACGGCTCCAGCGAGCCAGCAACAGGGTGGACCAGTGTGCCAGCACGGACCTCGCAAGTACAAGTCGGGAATCTCGTCGAAGACGGGAAATCCTTACGCGATGTGGGTCTGCCCGATGCCACAGGGTCCAGAGCAGTGCAAGCCAGTGAACTAAAGCAGGAACTATTTCCATTTTAAACTAACTAGAAAGGGTGCCCATGAGAACACTCGTACGCTCAGTAGGTCGAGCCTCTATGGGGGGAGAACCCCTTCCTAGTTCGTTTAGAGCATTCGAAGCGAACAAAATTATCATACGTCGTTCAGAAGTTTCTATGTTTGCAGGTGCCCCAGGTGCGGGAAAATCTACTCTCGCCCTGGCACTTGCACTCAAAACCAACGTGCCAACATTGTACATCTCGGCGGATACCAATGCTCACACGATGGCTATGCGTTTGGCGTCAATGATTTCGGGGAAGAGTCAGTCAGACGTAGAGCAGAAACTTAATACTGATGTTGGTTGGACAAAGGCGGTCCTCCAAAAAGGAAGTCATATAGTTTGGTCATTCGAATCTGCTCCAACACTTGAAGACATTGATGAGGAAGTCCAGGCATTCGAAGAGTTGTGGGGTTGCAGCCCATCTCTCATTGTACTGGATAACCTCATGGATGTTGCCACAGATGGTGGCGAAGAATTCGCATCTATGCGAGCAATTATGAAGGAGTTGAAGTTCCTTGCGAGAGACACTAATGCAGCGATTGTTGTACTACACCACACTTCGGAAGCAGTTCCTGGCAATCCTTGTCAGCCCCGCTCGGCTATCCAAGGTAAGGTCTCTCAACTCCCTGCGCTCATATGTACGCTCGGTACGGTTGGCACATCGATGGGCGTGGCATCAGTCAAGAATCGCTATGGAAGAGCAGACCAAAACGGAACGCTAATGACATGGCTAGCATTCAACCCTGAGTATATGTACATCGACGACATTCCAGAAAACGTGTAACATGACAACTAGAAAATCTCACAAGGCTAGAGGAGCAGGTTATGAAGTCGACATCACTAAGTACTTTCGAGACCGTGGATATGATGCTGAACGACTTGCTCGTAGAGGTAGCAAAGATGAAGGCGACGTTGTTGTCAGAGCGGACTTCCTTGGAGCGAACATTGGTATCCTTGAATGCAAGGCGCCAGGAGCAAGCGGAAAAATCACTCTATCTGGCTGGACAGCAGAAGCCCAAGTTGAAGCAGGTCATTACGCAGAGGCACGAAATCTGGACCGTGACGCAATCATTCCAGCAGTAGTAATCAAAGCACGTGGCAAGTCGATAGCAGATTCGTATCTAGTATTGAGGTTGGGCGATGTCTTTAGTTGATGATTTACCAGATATTGTAGCAGTACTTGAGCATTATGGTGCCACCGTTCGGCGCACAACTGGTCAGGTGAATGTCAAGTGTCCGTTTCACAATGACTCTCACGCCAGTGCAAGTTTTAATACAAGACAGAATATTTTCAATTGCTTCGCGTGTGGTATGCAAGGCAATAGCATTCAAATAATTGCTAAGAAGGAAGGGTGCGATATACGTGAAGCAAAGTCAATCGCAGAAGGAATTACTGGGACGAGCAGCAGCGAAGTACGCGGCAAGCATCTATCAGGCCGAAGACTACCTAGTAAGTCGGGGATTCACAAAGGAAGCAGCATTACGGGCACAATTAGGCGTAGTAGAGGAGCCTGAACCTGGACATGAACAGTACCAAGGCCGTCTCAGTATACCGTACATTACGAAGACTGGCGTCGTTGATTTGCGTTTTCGCTCACTTAACCCTGCTGTTGAACCGAAGTATATGGGTATGGTTGGTATGGATACTCGCATGTACAATGTACT